GCGCAAAGCGAATACCCCTCACGAACCGGCTCGTGCCAGTTGCTGAAACCTATGAAAGCACCCAACTATCTGGCTTTCCGGCATTACGTCCCACATGCCTGTCACCCGTCCTACATGAATTTCGGAAGTGCCTTCGCCGATGAGCGTGGATCAATAACATTGCCTTCCACAAAATCCAGACGCCAGAAACCACAAAACCCCTGACTTCTTTCGAAATCAGGGGTTTTGGTTACATCGAATTTGGCGGTGAAGGAGAGATTCGAAACTACCCGTTTGCGATTTTCGAAGCATACCCCCCCCGTTTATAAGGGCTGCAGCCCGGCGGCCTTTGCAATCTCAGTCCCATGCCAGTCCCATGGGATTTACAGACGAGACTGCAGCACGACTGCTCGACAGGGATTTCGGCGTTTTATGTTGACCCATGGGAAAAAGGTAATTTTGGTAATACGGTGAAGCAATGCCGGTAGAAGCCTTTAAAGCCGGGATGTTGATAGGTTTTTGTGAAGGTAATAATAAGGTAAGTAAGTGGTTAGAAAATTACTTTTAGAGGTAGTAATCCTGAACACCTACCAAACCCCGTAAACTGGGGGCCTGCCCAAAATATTACCCCTCCCCTTACCTTAAATTACCCTCTGAGGTAATGGCTGAAAGCCACGTTCTATAAGGGCTCCATCCAGTTTTGATCCATCAATTACTAAAATTACCCTTTCCCCACCCCACGTCTCAAAAATAGGCATAGGCCAATCGATTTGGCGCTTTTTCACACGCTCTCGATCGGTACTGACAGCCTGAAATTGATGGTGACGCTGTGCAATGCCGCAGAACGCCGGAAAACCCCACGGGCTGGCCCTCACAGCTGTTTTGCGATTGGCCTAGGCGGTCATTGATTCGCACCAGATATGAACCGTTCAAAAAACGAAAACACCGTCTGCTGCTGGTTTTCGCAACCAAAGCCCCTTTAAACCGGGCGTCTCACTCCCCTGACCAAATCTCCACCGTCCCTACCGATGTGTAAGGCCGCTGCACTTCTTTGCAAAACCTTGCACTCCGTGCAATTGCGAAAAAGCCCACAGCCCCCGCAGAGGGCCTGGGCGGAACCACCGTTTGCACTACCATCCCCTTTGCACAAAAAAAGGACACAAAGCCCGTCGGCGGGAGGGGGATAAGTGCTTTTTCGTCAGTTTTTTTTTGCTATCAAGGAGTTTTTTGATCGGGCTGCTATGGTTTACCGGTACCAGACAGCGAGTAAAAGGAATCACTGCGATGGGCGAGAACGGGATGCTAAAAATTTGCTACAAAGACCTCGGCTATCCTATGGAGCTGTTTATAGTTGCGCCGTTGAGTGCGAAGCCCGATGAGTACGCTGTGCTGTTCAATATCCTAAGACACTATAAAAACCGGAAGAACGTTGACGTCGATTTAGCGGCAACCGGGGCTGAGCGTTTGCGTCCGCAGGTGGCAGCGTTAGGTATATCCGACGTTACATGGGCGTTCGAGTAGGAAGAGCTGCGACGAAGGTGGTACACCCGCAACGGTCGTGGCTTTGCAATCCCTGATTCCCCTTGTTTGCACAAAAAAGCAACGCACGACCCGTTGTCGGTTTTGCGTTCGTGTACCGCGCGTCATCTCTGCTGAACGCTTTTTTGCAGAGCGGCTCTACCGATTAAAGTGAACAGGTGGATAGGCCATGAACCATAATCAGAAAAATCAGGCCTTGGCCTCTTGGCGTCAGTTGCTTGAACATCCAAAAATTCGAATGGATGCCGGTGAACAGTACGATGAGCTCTTGAGGCTGGCGGACGAATTCCACCACAAGGGAATCATTGACTGGGATGAACGGAAGGATCTGGTGAGGAAGGCAACTGACTTCTATGCCCGCGCCGTCGAGGGAGTGGGTGGAGGAACCTAGGCCGGCTGGATAGGAGCTTAACGCCTTAATGGCGCTTCGCAAGCTGCGTGAGTCGGTGTTCAGTCCTAAACAATCTAACGGTCCACCAGTCAGGGCGTAAGATAAAAACTGATTTTGCCAAGAAGCATGGAACGCCGCGTTCGGAGATACCTTCTCCAGACTTTTGAAAATAATCAAAGCTAGAGTGCCTTGGCCGACTCTGGCATAGAAGGTATCTCCATGTTGTCCAATCTTGAGCTGCGTCATCTGATCGAATCAGCATTTCTACCACTTTCCTGTAAGTGTGAAGCCGACCCAGTCGATCCAGTCGGATCATTGCAGGCTCAAATCATTGATCCCGCCTCCGGACGAGTAGAGCTGCTAATTACAGGTATTTCGGTTACGAACCTAAATGGCAATCAGGCAATAACCAAGCTCATCGCCGAGCTACGAGACGAACTCCATACCACTCATGAGGTGAGCTCAACGCGCAGATTCAGATAGGCTTGGACGACCTCGGCGTAACCACTTACTGGGTAATTGGCTTCATCATTCCTAGCATTACTTTCGCGCTTGATGCGGCTGTCGTGAACGCTGCTGCATTCCCTGGTGGGGGTGTAGGTCCGTGGGTATGACTCGCCAGTTGCGTGTTCATCTGCTCGACCAAATCGAGCAGATCGCACATCACCTGCAGCACGTTGACTCCTGTTGACCCCAACCATGTTTTGGGCGCCTGCAGACGCTGGCTCAGCCCGGCCATGCTCTCGCGCAAGCCCTGGATTTTCTCCTGCATGTCACCGCCCACTGTGGTGTTGTGCTTTTGTCCCACCACCAGGTTCAGATCCCGGCCGGTCGCCTGGTGCAGATCATCCACAGCCGCCAGGCTCGCGGATCCGCCCGATAGCAGTTTGAGTGCCCCCAAGGCTTCCACTTTCTTCACACCACCCACTGTCTCGGTCGAATGGTCGTCCACGATCCTGGTGTGATTCTGGAAGCTCTCGGTGTTGTCCAGAGCTTCAACTTCACGTTCGATCGCCTTGTCCTGGATCTTGCCATCGGTCTGGCGCAGCCAATTGCCATCGGCGTCGACGCGCTGCTGACAGGCCTCGCTGTGTTGCCACACCTGGTCACCCTTTGGCACCCGGGGCAGGCTCAGGCCGTGGGGCAGAATCTGCGTGATAAAAGGTTTGTTCGGCAGGCCATAGGCGAAGCTGACCACCACGGTGGTGCCCTCCTCCGGAAAGCCGAACATGCCCGCTTCTTGTCCGCCCATTGGGGCCGGCAACGGCAAGCTGGTCAGGATCGGTAGATCCGGATCCGGCTCGCCATCAGGCAGCAGCACTTCAACGTCGACGCCAAAGCGCGGCCGGAAGTCGTCGCACAGACCGGGCGCCGCAGGCGCATCCGGTACCGCGACCACGCGGCCGAAGCGCGGCAAGTGGTAGCCACCGCTCAGTTCAGGGAATTGGCGCGCTACGCTGCGCCGGATTGCGTCGTCCATTTGATCGCCATTTGATTGCCGGCAAGGGTCACACTGGTGATCCGCTCGCCCTGGTTGATAGTCGCACCTGGTCGAAGCCCTGGAAGGGGCGCGATCATGGCGCTCTGATTGCCCTGGTAACCGTCGAACAGTTCGACGGGCAGCTGCAGCGCAGGACGGGAGCCGAAAAAGCTGTCGACCCAACTGCCCACGAACACCTCGCCGTCGCCCTGCTGCTGCCAGATAAAGTCGGGGATGTTGAACACACTGGCCAGACTGTCCATGGCCAAGTAGCCCGCCGCCAAGCTATAGAAAAACGGTGCCTTGACCTTGGCATAGGCCTTGTCCGGAACCCTGAATCCCAGCCCGGTCTTGTCGCTGATCTCAGCCAACACCGCCTGCAGGTCGACGTGCCGCAGGTTCAGCGGCAAGGGGTTGGCCAGGATCGAGGCCAGCTCACGGCAGGCCACCAACTGCTGGGTGCTGTTGGCAGCGGTCGAGCGCTCGACATAGCCAAGGAAGTGGCGCTGCAACGTGCGCTCGTTGTAACCGATATCCAGCGTCACCAGCCCTTTCAGCGATTCGCCCGCCTGCACCGTGAACGTGGCCCGACCAGGGCTTTTGATGTCCAGGCGTACTTCGTCCTTGATCAGCGAGTAGACCTGGCCGGCGATCGTCAAAACCTTATGCAGCTTCATGTTTTAGGCGCCAGGTAGTCGTCCAGTTTCTTGAGGGTCTTTTCAAAGCCACTCAGCTCCTGGCCGTTGCCGGATTCGCCGGCGGCACCTGATCCACCCACCGCTTGGCCCGGGGCAGACTGCGAGCTGACGCCATTCGCCGCCCGCCGCTGCTCGACCTTCTCGGGGTTTGAGGCCTTTTCCGACAGGGTGAACTGGACCAGCCAAGCGGCCAGGGTGTCGTCCTCCCGGGCGCTGACACCGTCCGAAAACTGCACCTCGCGGATGCCGAACGCAGCGGCGGTGTCGTTGACGATTCGATACATTTTGAGCTGGCCACCGCCGGCCGTGGCTTCCGCCAAGCGCATGATCGTGCGCAGCTGCGTCCCGTCGACAAATGGGATCATCAGCGACACGGCCAAGGTTTTGGGTTTGAAGCCCTTGTGAGCGGTCTGGGTGTTGCTGGTCTGCCCCGACAGGTCGTCGCTCTCAATCCGCAGGTTGGCGGTGATCTTCATCTTCTTGCCCAGGACTTGTTCACCATCGAGAAGTAGAGTCATAGGCCGACCAGTTCGCGAACAAAGCTCAATCCTTCCAGCGACCCCACCAACAACACGCCGGCGGACAACACCCATTCGTGGCCCGGGGCTTCGCCCTCGAGCAGCGATCGCCGCAGTTCGTTAACGTCACCAGGGCCGATCAGGCGGGCACGCATGCTGGTATCAGCGGCCCCGCCGGCCAGCAGCGCCTTGAGATCGTTCAACTGCTGGTCACGACCTTGCTGCTGCGCCACTTTGCGTGAGGCAAGCGCGACAAGATCACCCATTGGTGAACTGTCGGCCGCGTAACTTTCCAACACCGCCAGTTGGCCAGCCATGGATTGTTTCGCGGCTTTGACTACGGTGCAGCGCTCGAGCGGCAGCGATTGCCAACGCGGCAATGGGCCAGAGCTGGGAATCTCCCACTTTTCCGTTTCCAGCGTCGACAGGTGCCCGGCACGACGCTCGGTGCGCACCAGGTCAGGAATCGGCAGCAAGGCGTTGAAGCGCGACAGGGTGTTGGCCAACTGGTCGTAGTTGGTGCCCAGAAACAACACTGACAGCGCGTACTGCGGCCCGGTCGGGCGGCCGGTGTCGGTGCCGTCGACCAATTTGCTCGCCAGCTGCTGCAGCAGATTCGGTGCCGACAGGAAACGTTGGTTGCCGCGTCCCTGGCCAATGCCGCTTTGAAACGGCGTCACCACCAGGCACGCCGGCGCCTCGCCCATCTGGCTGGCCATCGCGGCACGGCCAGCTGCGATCGCACTTTTCGCCGCCTCACCGACCGGCCCCGGGTTGGTACTGGCCTGCCCGTCGAGACTGGCCAAGCGCAAGGCGGTGTTGGCCAGTTCACTGCCGGCCAGATCCTTGGCCGCGCCCAGTCCGTCCATCCATTGGGTAGCCTGCTCCGGCCAGCGCATGGTCACCGGTGGCCAACTCATGATTGGATTGGCTCCCAAGTCACGGCCTCAAGCGCGGCCACGTCATCGCTCTCCAGAGCCAGGTCGAGCACATGTTTCAGCTGCAACGCTTTCTGCAGCAGCTCCAGCTTGTATACAGTGAAGTCATCACTGACCTGACGAATCTGCGCAAAGGTGTGGGGCCTGAACTCTTTGCGCCCCCGCTCGTCGCGACAGGGATAGAGGGTGTCAACGCCGCGAAAAATAACCCCGTTCAGGTTTAATTGATCTTCCAGTTGGCTGCTGTAGTTGTGGGGCTCGCCCAATGCCGACGACCAGAAGCCAACAATGATGGCGGCCTCACAGGCGCGGTTCACTTCGTAGACTTTCACCAGGTGAACTTGCACGGCGTCCTTCACCCAAGCCCCGGCACGCCAGTGATACTGCGCGGAAGGTCGCGGCTCTTTGGTCAAGCCTTCAGGCAACGGGCCCAGCTCCAGGTGCTCATCTTCAGCGCCTGTTTCAGTGCTGAACACAGCGCCGCGGTTGTCTGCCACCTGCTGCGGTTTTTCCTCGACCAGCACCCAAACATGGCCAGCCTCTGGTTGGGCCAGAAGCTTTTCCATCTGGATGGCATTGCCCGGCAGCTGTAGCTGTTGTCCAACACCCGGGATCGCTGGCACCTCAAACGGCCCTGTCAGAATGCCGCACGGGTCAAAAAAATAGGTAAACATAGAAGCCCCTTAAATGAGTTTGATCCGGCCCGGATAGGCGATCGATCGAGGACGAGACTCCGATCCACCGCTAGATGAAGTGGTACCGGGTGTCCACTGCGAATAGTTGTTGCTGCCGCCACCCTGCATCTGGGTGCCGAAGTTCCCAGCACCAGGAGTCGTGTGGTTGTGGATCAGGTTCTGAGAGTCCTTCCAGCTACCCGCAGCGCGACCCGGATCGACTGCGCGAGCCTCATCCAGAACTCGCAAGAACTCGCCTCGACCCTCCGGCCCCCGGAACGTCAACACCCCATCGCCACTGGTCCACCCGCCTTCCATCCCAACGCGAGCCGCTTCGGTGGTCAGCATTGAGGACTGCTGTGCGTGATCCCATAACCACGGCCAGTCGGCGCGGTTGAACACGGCACTGCTCAAACCGCCATAGCCACCTGGCTGGAACACGGTGGTGGTTTCAAACACCGGCCGGCCCAGTGGCGTGGTGTCGAACCGTCCCACCGGCCACCAGTTGCCGGCGCCGTCACTGCGCAAATGCCACCAGTCGCCCGAGCCCATCAGGGTCAGGAAGCTGTAACCGGCGGCGCGCAAATGGGTATGGAACTTGATCTTGTCCGCGCCACTGGTTTGCACCACCAGGCGGTTGACGCTGTTGTCGGCACGTCGAACGATGAAGTCGATCACCCCCAATGCCGCGTTCGCCGGGGGCAGCGTCACGGTGCGGTTGCCGGCGGCGGCGTCGACCACGACCAATCCCCGATCGGCAGCTGTCAGCGCCTTATCCGCCGCCACGCTGGAGATCTGCACGCAGATCGTTTTCCACAGATCAGCCACCGCCTTGGACGTCGCCAGGCTTTCACTGTCGGCGAGCACCAGGCTGTCGCTTTTGGCGTTGGGGAGGTTGCCCAGGTCCACGTCTTCCTTGGTGGTGGCCCGAGCGCGCAGGTGTTCGTAATCGCCGGTGCGGGCCGCGAAGTGCGTGACCAACGGACCATCGATCAGCTCGACGCTGCGACGATCAGTAATGGTGGCGGCATTCGGTAGATCAGCGATGGCCACGCAGTAGTGGCGCACACCGGCGCTGTCGGTGTAGTCCGGGCGATCGACGGCAAACACCACGTTCCAGCTGGCCACCACATCACTCAGCTCGCGCTGCAGGGCCACATCCAGCCATGCAGTGGTCGGGAAGGCTGGCGGCACTACTGCGAGTGCAGCAGAGCGCACCAGACGAATACCTTCGATATAGGCGCTCCCCGGTTGGAGCTGATAAACGCTGCCGACTTTCACCAGCTGCAGCGAAGCGCCGAAGAAACAGGCACGGCCAAAAATGTCGCGGTTACTCAGGCGCTCGCGCTCATCGATCCCGGCCAGGCGCACGGTAAAGTCGTGCTGCCAGGTGCTGGCATCAATGGTGATGCCGGTCAGCATCTGGGCCCCGTCAAACGCCACCAGGAAGTTGCGCGTGAGGTTGTTGCCGATCTGCAGCGGCGGGATATTGCGGCGTTTGATCTGCAGCGGCACGTACGCCACGGCAAATAGCACGCCTTCTGCTGTCTCGAGCCCGATCCAGTTGAAGTCCCAGTCGCCAACGTCGGAGCCGATCTGCGAGCTGTACACGACCTGATTGGGGTTCACGTAGCCCGCGTTGCCGTCGGGAATGTCGTAGACGTGGACGATCTGCCCTGCTGCTGGCTTCGGTGCGGCGCGATCGACCGGTCCGCTGGAATCGAGTCCGGGAACGTTGGCAAAAATGAACCGCACCACATCAAGCCCCTGCTTGGCGGCTTGTTTTTGCGCGATCAGGTTTTCACCCGCAAGGGTAATGCTGGCTCCCATTGGGGGGCTCCTACAGGCTGGCAACCAGCGTTTGCTGGTCGTCGTTGAAGTCGACCACGGCGACACGCAAGGTCACTGGGGTAAGGGTCACGAAGTCATAGCGGCGGCAGGTGCGGCCGTATTGTTGGATCAGTACGCGCAGCAGCTCGGGGTTCTTCGACAGCTGGGAATCAGAGAAACGCAGCAGCACCACGTCCCAATCCCGATCGGGCATGCGTTCCTCGATCTCGACGTAACCGACCCCCAGTCGCTGCAGGATGCGTTTCATGCCGGCAGTGCTGCCGGCGTCCACTGCGTTGATGAAGGCGAACTTCACGCGCAGGCGGTAAAGGGCCTCCGGCTCGCCCTTGAAGCGGGTGATGTCGCGCTGCCAGGCCAGCAGGTCGAGCATGACCAGGTGGCAGGTATCGGCGTCGAGCTGCAGCAGTGGCCAACGCAACCACCCCTCGACTTTTTCCCACCAGCTCTGGGCAGCGTCCTTGAGCTTGGTCAGCTCGGTTCCGGCCAGCCAGAACTTCAGATCGAGCTTAATCATTGATCAGCACCTCCAGACTCTGGATCCGGGGGATGTTGAGCTCCGAGAGGATGTCGTCGTTGTCGAAGTGCAACGACTCGATGCCCGGGAACTGCTGGTGCAGCTCTTCGCCCAGGCGACTGAAGGAAAACCGCGACTGTGGATAAGTCAGCGTCGGCTGATAGTCGCTGGTGGTGCTCTCACGAAAGGCAGCACGGATGAACAATGCGGTTTCGTCCAGCAAGGTTTGGCGCTGGACTTCGGTCAAGGTCGAGCGCAGCCAGAGCGTCACGCTCAGCGCGTGCAGGGTTTCGGGCATCACCATCACCAGCAGGTCGTCGCCGTGGCCATGGTTGCCCAGGTCGCGAATGTGCGCGTTGATCTGCTCCAGGTAAGTCGCCGCCGGCACGTCCGCATCGAACAGCACAAAGGCATTGGCACTGCCGGGGCCACGCGGGGCGCCGTGCTCGAAATACACGCCGTCTGGACGCACGCCCGGGAAGGCGGAAATCATCGCCCGATACACCGCGTCGGTGTGCCATTGGTTGACCGCCGAGAACTGGTTGCGCACACGCAGACGCAGTTCGTCGTTGGGTTCTGGATCGGCGCCGGGGCTCGACAACCAGCCCTCGGCATTCACCACCTGGGCGATGCCGGCGATCGGCACCGGCAAAATCGCGTAATACCCCGGCGCCAAGTTGAAGCCGCTGCCGACGTCCACCGCTTCGACCGGAATCAGCAGCTGCATCACGCCATCGGTGAAGGTGCCGACCGCCGTGGTCAGTAGTTGGTAAACATGGCCATTGATCGCGGCGGACTGCACCACCGTGCCCGCCGCGACCTCAAGGGCACCGCCGGGAGCCAAGCGAGTGAACAGCAGAAAACCTGTCGCCTTGGTCGCGCCCTTGCGCTCGACGTTCACGCCCCAGGCCAGCATGTCGAGCCAGGCATCCACGGCGGTTTTGACGAAGAAATTCGGCAGTACCGTGCTGATTAAGAAGTCCAGAGTCCACATCACCGGCTTCGTCACCAAAGCGGTGACAACACGCCAGAACGGCGACCAGGTGCTGGTGTTACTCAGTTTGCTGCCCTGGGCGGTAACTTCAGCCTCCCACGCCTGGCGCAGGCCAGCCTCGGTGGTCGGAATGCCCGCGTCCGTGAGGGCCTGCTTAAAATCTACGTCGCTCACAACGTTACCTCCATCGTGCCGAATTTTAGGGTGGTGGCCGTCACCAGGTACTGCCCTGGCGCCAGTTGAGTGATCAACGCGGTACCCGGTACCAGGCGCTCGTCCGCCTCCACCAGCAGCTCCAGTTGCTGGATACAGTCGCGCTGCTTGAGCCGATCGCGCTCAGCAACCAGGATCACCAGCAGGCCGCTGTCGCGGATCATGTGAGCGATGTCCTGGGCGATACTGGCCCGGTCATCGATGAGCAGCGGCTGACGGGACAGATCCAGCACCAGGTCGTTGTCCTGGATCAGCAGGTCGATGTATTCGCTCATCCTGGTACCGCCATGCTCATCATGTTTTCCAGCTCCAGCGGGGTCATAGGCTTGCCGGTATGGATGTTCAGGGTTTCCACATGGGTACCCTTGTTCTGGCTGCTGTTGTTGTTCTGGATGCTGGTCAGCAAGCCGCCCGGGGGCACGGCGTTGGGCCGCGCCGGCGACAGGGTTGGAATGGCCGAGTTGATGGTTTCCCGCGCTTTCTGCGCCGCTGCAGCGCCGTCCACGGTGTTGACGCCGATGTCGGTACCGGGCACCTCGGGCATCGCGCCGAACTTGGTCTCGATATCGACGCCGGGGATCTTGTTCAGCAACTCGATCAGGGCGTTAATCGACTTGTGAAAGATCGCAACGATGCCGTCCCATGCCGCCTTCGCCATGCCACTCCAGCCGCCCATGGACGTGAACCAGTCAGAAAGTGCTTTCAGCTGCGCGCTGACCCACTTAAAGGCCTCAGTGTTCATCAGCGCGGACGTCCACTTGTCCCAGTACACAACGGCGGCGACCACGACAGCGACCAGGGCGGCGATGCCCATCACCACGACGCCAATGGGGTTGGCAGTCAGGGCAAAGTTGACCAGCCAGATCGCGCCCTGCCAGGCCAACATGACGCCGCGCACGACCAACATGGCCGCACCGAACAACGTCAAGATGGACAGGTAAGCCAGGATGGCCAATTTCTGCAGCACGAAGCCGGCGGCGGTGCGCAGGTTGAGCAGCTGCACCACTTTCCAGACGCTCACCATGGCCAGCCAAGCCATACGGCCGGCGCCGATGGCAAAGGTCAGCAGCGATATGGCGGCGATGATCGCCAGGATGGTCAGCGTGGTAATGCCGATTACCCGGGTGATGTTCGGGAACACTTGAGTCCAGCGGGTCATGGTGCCGGCGATGCCGGACAGCTTGGCCATCAACGGCGTCAGGATCGGGATCAGCGCCTGGCCGAAGGCGATGCGCAACGCTTCGACAGCGGCGGCGAACTGCTGCCACGGATCGACCATGGCCTTGGCCATGTTCTCGGCGTCCTCGAGGCCGCGCACCTTGCCCAGCTTATCCATGCCGTTGCGTAGGCGATCGGTGTCCTTGGCCAGGGAGCTGATGACCTGTGCACCCTCACCGCCAAACACTTCCATCAGCTTGGCGCTCGCTGACGCGCTGGTCAGGTCGCCCAGTTTGCCCTGCAGCTTTTCCATGATCTGCAGCATGGGCAACGCCTTGCCGTTGGAGTCGGTGAACTTCATGCCCATCTTTTCGGAAGCCGCGCCCAGGTTCTCGAAGAACGCTTTGTAGCGGCCGCCGGCGTCGCCGCCCTCCATGGTGCTGCTCAGCGAGCCGATCACCGCGAACTGCTCCGCGATATCCACTCCGGCGGCGGTGGCGATCGAGCCCACTTCCTTGAATGCGTCCTTGAGTTGGGCGCCGTCGGTGCGAAACAGCTGCACCGCCAAGGCGGTTTGGCCACCGAGCTTTTCAACCCATTCGCCCTTGCCCATGGCGTCAGCCTGGCCCTTGAACAGGTTGTACATGGTGCCCACGTAGGCGCCCATGGTGTCGGCGTCGGACTTGGTGGACTTGGCCAGCAGGTTGCTGGTGTTGGTGAAGGTCGCCAGCTGGCTGCCGGTCAGTCCCTTGATAGCGCCCTCAATGCTGTAGGCCGACGCGACAAAATCCCGGGCGTTCTCGCCATAGTTCACCGAGAACTCCAGGGACTTCTGATTCAGCGCAGTCAGCGCGTCCTCGGCCACGCCCAGCGACTTGACCTCGCCCAGAGCGCGGTTCATTTCCAAAGCAGGCTGCAGCGATTCGTTAATGCCGACGAAAGCGCCCGTTACACCGGCCAAGCCCATGCCCATCGTTTTGATGTTCTTTTCGCTTTGCTCGGTCAGCTCGGAGAAGCCCATTTTCACCTTGCCCAGCGGTGCAGTGACCTTGTCGGTCAGGGCCAGGATGAAATCCAGGCGGGCGCTACGGTCGGCCATGTGTTTCCTATCCGTTCAACGCATGGGCGATGCCGTTTGCCACGGCGAATTCCATGCGCTTCCAGTGTTCGTCTTCCAGCCACTTGGCCGCGCCCATGTTTTCAATGCTGGGCTCGGCGCCAGGCAGCCACCGGTTGGTCAGGGCCAGCAACTGGCCCAGGCCGTCCTCGCTTAGGCGGTCAGCGTGCTCGAGGGCTTTTTTACGATGATCTCGACGTCAGGGGCGTACTCCTCGAGCAGCGCGCCGGCGATCTGCATGGTCATCACCGGGTTGGCCATCAGCTCGCGCAATTCGGCCTTTTCAGCCGGCAGCACGGTGCTGCTCAGCAGGTTGAAGGACGGCGCGACCTTGTTGTTGGCGGTCATGGCGTTGAAGTACTTGGTCACGTCCTGGGGCGTCAGGTTGAAAGTGAATTCCTTGGTACCGACTTCCAGGGTGATGTCGCGGGATTGGATCTGGCTCATGTTTGTTTCCGTTGTAGTGGTGGGTTAAAGGGGTGATTCAGGTCAGCGCAGGCACACCTGGTGCACGTAGTCCTGCAGGCCCAGGATCATTTGCTTGCTGAGGGCAAGCTGATCTCTGAGGGTGAAATAATCCGGTCGAGCGTCTGCTGCGAGTTCGGCGGTACCTGCATCAGCCACGCCGCCGGCGCCGGTGGTGTCGGGCGTGGTGACGCTGCAGGTGGCTTTGATGCGCAGCCGCTGACGGCCATCGGCAACAGCAAGGCGCAAAGTGTCGATTTCAGTGCGTGCATGGTTCAGTTCCTGGGTGCGGGTACGGTCGATATCGTCGCGAGCGACGAGCATTTCGCCGCTGATACGAGCGGCCTCACGCAGGCCCGTGACCTCGGACTGCGCGGCGTCACGTTCTTCACGGGCGGTGTCGCGCTGGCCTTGCAGAATGTCGAATCCGATGTAAGCCAGCAGGCACAACAGCACCGGAAACAAGACTTCGCGCAGCATCACAAACCCGCCTCGCACAGTGCCGCTTCGGCCAACCGGCGCGCGTGCAGCCCCGGGATAAACACTTTCTTGCCCTGGGCGGTGGTGATGAATGCCCAGACCGGGGTTTTACCGTCAGGGGCCCAGGCCATCGCCTTGCATCCGTCCTTGATGCGGCCCGCGTTGATCAGACCTACCGCCCGACTGGCGCAGGTGTTGGGCGTGCCGACGTTGTGGCCATGGCTGCTGAGGGCGTCAAAGGTGTTCTGGCCCACCTGCTGATTGGTGATGCAATCGGCAAGCTGCAGTTGGCCTTTGCGGATCACCAGCTGCTCCACCTCGTTGCAGCGAGCGTCCGACCAGTAGTCACCGACAACCACCGGATAGGGGCTGGTGTGTCGGGTGATCCCTTTGCACACGGTCGGCAGGCCCTGGGCCAACTTGTCTGCGTAGACGGTGTTCTGGCCGTTGCCTTCCCAAGTGCCCAGAAACAGCACCAGTGTGGAACTGCAGAGCGCAATGCCGCCGGCGGCGATCTTGCCGCGCAGGCTCATGGGAACACCGCCCGCAACAGGGTCGGGCCGACCATCTGCAGGATGGCCCAGAGGGTGCTGGCGATCGCCAGCGCCCAGGTGATCTTTTTGCCAATGTCGGACACGACGTCGGTCAGTTTCTGCTGGCCTTCGTTGAGTTCCGACAGCTGGCCAGACATGTGTTCGAACTGTTGCTCCAGTTTGGTGACACGGATCGGGACCGACTCCTGGCGCTTTTCCAAGCTGACCAGGCGGTGTTTGAACACCGCCATGTCGCGTTCCAGCAGACGCACCGGATCGTTGACTACGGACTCAGTCATCAGCGCTTTCCTTGCTCAATAAGGGTCTGGCACGGGACGCAGCGGGTCATACCGCCCAGCGCCTGGCGTTTTTCCGGGATTGGCTTATTGCAGTCCTGACAATGGGTCAGGCTTGGCCCGCTCGGCCGCGCAACTGCGCGCTGGGCGGCGATCGCCTGGTCACGCTGGCGTTGCTCCAGGGCTTGGGCACGGTCGAACGGGCACACCATCAGCGCAGGCCCTCGATTTCTGCAGCGGCCAGGTACGGCACACCGTTGACGCGGATGAAATCGGGGCTGGTGACCTCGAAAGGCACCTTGTGCTTGGACTTCTCACCGCCTTTGGGATCGACACTGAGCAGGCTGGAGACCTTCAACTTGCAGCCGAACGCCTCGATGCGCAGTTCCTCTTCGCCGGCCTTGGCAAAGAACACCACGTCGAAAGGCTCCAGTTGGCGGAAGCTGCCGGCAGAGCGTGCGGCCTCGATCAACAAATTGAAGTTGCTGGTGTCGAACTCGAATTCACCGCTGGCCGCCACGTCACCATCGACGGTGCCGTTGGGTACACCACGGGTTTGCGCCGTTGCGCTGTTGTCGGTGATATCCAGGGTGCAGCTTTCGATATGCACCTGGAGATCGCCCAGGTTGATGTCGAAGTTTTTACCGCCAATACGGGACATAGGGGGTTACTCCGAATCGTCGTTGGAAAGGTCCAGGGCGATGTTCGCCGTGAGGTCTTTCGGGCAGTTGAGGGGCTTGATCTTGATGTACACCTCGACCTTGGTTTTGGTGATCCAGACCAGGACGATGTCGCCGTCTTTGGGTGCCTCGATCTCACCCGGGAACACCTGGCCAGCGAAGGTCGCGGACTTGGCCATGGCGCGTAGCGGTTTCATCAAGGCACTGACAGCGGCCGCCATGCTGTTGGCCGTGTTGTTCAGGCGTCGATCGGCAACACGCAGAATCAACAGCGGGCGCACCTGGCGAGCGGCTTTGTCGGCCAAACGCAAGTACTCGACCACCTGGAAATCGCTCGCAGGCGCATCGAGCATGTTGCCGTCGCCCCAAAACACGCCCGGGTAATCCGGATAGGTCTGCGAGACAGAGAAACGTGCCTTGTCGAGCTCCGATCGGATGGCCGAAGGCAGCGGTACGCCATCCTTGTCATTGGGTACGGGGCCCAGGCCCAGCACGGCACCGCTGGCTACACGCATCGGGCTGTCGGCAATGCTGACGGCCGCATTGGCCAGGCGCCCGGCCAGAACGCCCTGGTCATTGCCATGCAGCTGGGGCACGACCAGGACACGCGGCGCAGCCAGATCCTGGGTGATCGCCTTTTGTTCGGTCAGGTACTCCGACCAGGTCTGCTGGACAAGGATGCCAACGGTGCTGGCCATGACGAACAGGCGGCGCCCGTAGGTGTTGCTGATAGCAATCGCGGCGGCGTGCATCGCGGAGAGTTCCGCAGCGGTGGTCACCGGTTTGGTAATCACCACCGCCTCAACGGAAAACCCTTGTTGCTGGGCCATTTCGAGGGCGTCGGACCAGTCGCCGTCTGCAGCAAGCGGAGCGGCCAGGCACGCCCAGCGATCGCCGCCATTCGCCATGGCTGCAGTGACCTGAGTTTTCAGATCACTGGGTGGGATGCCCAGCATCACGTCCAGGTCGCTGTCGGTGTTCAAAGGAATCAGGCTGCCGACGCTTTTGGCGCCGGGACCGATGAAAAGGAAATAGCGTTCGATCTCGGTCACGGCACCCTGGCCGAGGTTGAGATTGTTGACGCTGACTTTGCCAAGTGCCATGCAGTGCCTCGTTAGCGGGATGAGTTGAGGATTTGTTGCAGCACCTGGTTAACCAGCAGGCTGGTGTCCCGGTCGGTGCTGACGCCCAGGAACTGGCGCTTGGGCAGGGTGATTTCCCAGCTTTGCGCACCGGTGCCCTCGGTTTTTTCGTCGGACAGGATGCGAATCAGCAACCCGGCCTTGGCGTAATTCACGTGTTCTTGAATCCACGCTACGGACGGCCGTGTGAGGCTCTTTTTGCCCGCCTGACGCACCTTGAAACCCAGACGACGCAAGCGCTTGGCCTGTTTGTCGGTCGCTGCCAGCCCTTCCGGAACTCGGTTCCAGCGGCGCATTTGCGCGGCGGTCCGGCGTTCGGAGGCACCGTTGTGCTGTTGCGCGGCGACCCAGCTGGTCAAGCCGTTGCGCCAGCCCAGAGTCGCGCTGTCAGGGGTCAGGGCGGTGACCTGGAGCAACTTGCCCAAGCCGGCCTCCATCTTCTTTTTGCCCTTGCCGTCGCCCTTGCGGGCCTCGAATGGCGAGCCGTCCAGGTTCTGCTGGTCGCGGATTCGCTTGCGGCCCATGGTCCGGATCCGCTTGCTGACGTTGTTGAGCAGACGCCGGCGCAGCTGCGGTGGCAGGCTGAGCAGAGCCAACTGCTCGCGCACGCCCAGATAGCCCCGGGTATCGAGCTCGAAGGTGCTACGCGCCACGGCTGCGCACCTCGCCCTGCTCGGCCGTCCACAGGTCGAAGTCGATCAGGCCCCACTTCTTGCCGAACGCATCGATCAGGCCGCTGGGATCCTCGGCCAGGTGCTGGGCCTCGACGAACTCCAGGGTCAGCTCTACGTCCGCTTCGTCCGGCGTGACCTGGTCTACAGCAAAGGATGGCGCCGGCAGATCGTCGTCCCGATCGGGATCATTGGATGCCAGCCAGCCGCCCAGGAGCGCCATCAGCAACGCCGGGTTGCCGGCGAATCGCTCAATGACAAGCACGGCGCGATATCGCATATCGCCCATGTGCAGGCCCTCAGTGGTGTCTTTCCAGATCAGATCCAGGTTGACCTGCTCGGCCCAGCTGTCGATCTGCTCGGGCAGCACCAGGTTGAGGCCGATCAAGTAGGTGGTCAGGGCGCGGAGCTTGTTCATAGCAGCGCTGCCGTGACGCGGCCACGGCCCTGCAGCGAGCGCACGGCCTGTTGGCTGAACGCCAGGAAAGTTTCCGGACGGTCTGGCAGTTCCTTGCCCAGGTTCTCGGCGCTGTCGCGGCGGATGATGGTCACGAACTGGGGCAGCAGGCTGGCTTTTGCCCTGCAGTACACAGCGCGCTTGTACGTCGCTGCGTGAAATGTGCGCTCGGGCAGCACCATAGGGTCAGCAGATTCCAAGGTGGTGACACCCACGTTCTGCCAACGGGCTTTGCACTTGGCCAAGTCGCTGTTGACCTCGGTCATGGCCGTGGTCAACTCAGCGGTCAGCAGTTCCACCAGGTATTCCGCCGGCAGGCGGTAACCCTTCTGGAATTCGGCCACATCGAGGTTCGGCCAGAAGCCGTCGTTCTCGATCGCCAGTTCCACGAGGGTGGTGGGTTTACCTGAAAAGCTCATGCTGACCGCTCAAATAGGGCGGGAAGCCTGTTTTCAGTGGGACGGTCCATAAATGGGCGGCTCACTTCCACAGGTTCCCGCTGGGGGGGTAGTCGGTTATTCGGAAGCCGTTGTGGCCTGTTGTTTTGCCAATGCCTTGCGGCACTTCTCGAGGCGGGTTTCGTTGCCGGCCTTCGCGTACAGCACGGTGGAACGCTCCAGATGCTTGATCGCGGTTTCCCACTGCTGAGCGTCCTGGGCACGCATGCCGATCAACTTGTGGTACTTGCTCGGGATCTGTTCCGTCAGATCCCATTCGCCGTCCACTCGTGGCAGCAGATCGGACAGGTACGGCTCCGGGCTGCGGGTAGCGTTGTATTCGGCATAAGCCCAATCGATCACCGCATCCGCGACAAAGGTCTGGATGTCGCGGCGCTTGAAGCGCTCCGGCATCTGCTGATCCTGCTCGATCAAGAAATCCGCCAGTTCCAGGGCGTCTTCGAACTGGGAGGTGTCGAACAGCCAGACCATGACCTGCACCACAACGCGGTTCGGAAAGTTCAGCCCCGATTCGCAGTAGCGCTGGACGTAGTCCTGGTACTTGGGCAGCAGTTCGTCACGCTTGAGCGTCTGTTTGCTGGCCAGGTTCTTGAGCGCGCTCAGGCGCGCCAGATCCACGTCCAGCGCCGCTTCCTGCAGCAGCAGGTGCTTGCGGGCATTGGCCGGGCTACTCAACGCGTCGGCCGGGGTGTACGCCATGGCCGCGCCCGACAGGGCAACAGCTACAGCGGCCACACCCGAGGCCAAGATGCGGCGCTTGTGCGCCAGGGCCAGGCTCACGCCAACAGCTCCACGTTCTCGGTCAGAGCGATCTTCTCCAACTGCTCGATCACGTAACCTTCGTTGCGGCTGTTGTAGTCCTCGACACGGGAGCGTTTCGGGTTGTCGACCGTCTGCTTACGCCAGCTGGAATCCTGGAAGTAGATCGACAGGTTGTCCCAGCTGGTGACCAGCACGGCGTTGACCGGGAAGAACGGCACGCTGAAGCTCGGCAGGCCGCCGTAGGTCTCGATGACTTGGGCCTCTTCGATGCGCTCTTTCTCGGTCGGGGTGTCGCCCTGTTTGGCGTACAGCTTTGCCTTGTCGGCGGCGAGCAAGTCGCTACCGATGATCGCCACCAGGTCGCCGCCATCACGCAGACGCTCGTCCACCATTTGCTTGGTGTCGTGCACCAGGGCGTCGAGGTTCGCATAGTCGCCACCGGCGCCCAGTTTGACCTTGCCAGAACCCGCCACGCCTTCCTTGAGCACCTGCTGCGGCGCTTGATCGCGCAACTGCTGCAGCCAGCCTTTGTTCACGTCCTGGAGCATTGGATAGGCGTCGATATCGGTCTGCACGGCCGCGTGAGTGCCGTGGAAACCGACCATGATGCGATCCAGGGCAATCTGTTTCTGGACCGCTGCGGAGTACTTCTGATGGAAGTCCGGGAACTTGGCCCAGGCATCAATCTTGGCGTACGGCAGACCCACGTCGGACTCGGTCGAGGACAATTCGTAGGTCGTGTGGTCCAGCTCCGAAGCGTCCTTGGCTTCGCGATCGGTGGTCTTGGTATTGGTGCGGCCGGTGACCGGGCCAGAAACACCAATGAACACCTTCTCGCCCTTGATCTCGGTCACGCCGAGGACGTTGATGCGAGAAAGGAAATCCGACTTGGCGGTGATGGCGTCGTTCAGCTCCTGGGCGACCGACGGTTCGACGTTGAACATCTTGCTGGACAGCTCGACACCGTAGGTTTCGGCGATCGCGAGCTGCAGTTTTGCGTACATTTGGGCGCCGTAGGCGCTGAGAGAACGGGCCATGTCAGAGCACCCGTGGTTTGGTGGTGGTTACCGGGCCGGGATTGCGCGGCAGCTGGCGACCGGTGGTGGTGTTCTGAATCGTGTTGAACTGCTTTTGCAGACCAACCAGTGCTGCCAGGACGGCTTTATTTGAAGCGCCGCCGTTGCGACTGAATTCGCGCTCTTCTTCTGCAGTCGTGACGATCGCGTCCACTGCTGCGGTGACATCGTCGATCGGGGCTTGATCGGGTTCTGGTGCCTCTTCAGCTGCAGGCTCAATCACAGCCTGAATGCCGGCAGCGACAACCAGCAGCTGCGCCAGCAGGGCTTTCAAGGCCGTTGCGGTAGCTTCATCCATTGGGGGTTTGCTCTCGGTTGGGGTTTGCGGGGTGGTTTCGGTAGGCGTGTCTTCAATGCTCAGGCGCTTGAACAAGCGGGTGAACATGGTGGCGAGGCGCCCGATCTCGCCCTGCGGCTCGGTTTCGAGCAGGGAGCCAAGCTCTTGCGAGGCAGCAAAGTAAGCGTCACGGCTGGTGCGACTGGAGAAGTAGAGTTCCTGGGTGCCGATGCTGGCCGGTTCGTCAGTGACCGCGATGCCAGTCATGTAGGCTTTGCCACGGCCACGGAAATTCGGCTTGATCTCGATACTGGTGAACAGCTTTTCACCGGCGTCGTTCAGGCGCAGCAGTTTGTCGTTTGGCTTCAGCTGCGCTTCAAGGGCGACTTGTCCAGGTTCTAGGTCTTCGCCTTCCTCAATGAGGCGGACAGCAAAAACTGTCCCGAAGGATCCGAACCAGCGTTCGTGTTCGCACCAGATAACAGCGGTGTACAGCGTTGGGGTGTAGGTTTCGGCGATGTCGCGCAGTTCCTGGGGAAGGATCTCGCGGCCATCGACGGTCGGGCCGCTGGTGGCAACACGTTTCCAGTAGGAAATAAGGGAACGGGGCATGGGCGATAACTGCGCTCAATCGGTGATTTGAGCCGCCAAGATAGGGAGCCGAACGCCCTCTAACAAACGGTTCAATTGCGCGTTTCTCCTAGATTCGCGATCTAGGTGAAACGCGCAATTTAACCCCGCGTTTTCACTGTTTTCGCCGCATAGACTGCGGCCCATGTACTACTCGACCGAAGTTAAAGAAGCCGCCAAACGTCTGTTTCTGCGTCGCTGTAAGGCCAAGGAAATTCAGGCGCAACTCAACCTGCCCAACATCCGGATCGTCTATTACTGGATCCGCCAAGGCGGCTGGGAAGACATGCTGTCGGACGAAGAACCGCTGACCGCTGTTGGCCGGCGTATCACCCTGCTCCTGGACAAGGTCGGCAGCCTGTCGAAGGACGATCTGAACGAGCTGGACCGGCTGACTGCCGTGCGCGAACGGCTACTGAAGCAAGCGGCCAAACCGACACCGGCGGCGGCAACGTTCGGTGATGACCAAGAAGAGCCCCAGGAACCGCGTCAACGCTCACGTGGCGATCGCCAAAGCCGAGGCGACAGTGGCGGCAAGAAAAAGGAGAAGAAGGCCAAGAACGACATCAGCGGCCTGACCGAAGTCGACTTCCTGGATAAGTTCATCAGCAAGATGTACCGCTATCAGCAGGAGCTGTTCGCGGCCAAGCAAAACCCGCTGACATGCCGGATCCGGAATATCCTCAAAAGCCGCCAGGTGGGCCTGACCTACTACTTCGCCGGCGAAGCGTTCATGGACGCGGTGTTGAGCGGCGACAACCAGGTGTTCCTGTCGGCTAGCCGATCGCAGTCGGAGATTTTCCGCAGCTACATCATCCAGTTCGCCCAGCAGTGGTTTGGCATCGAGCTGACCGGCAACCCCATCACTCTGAGCAACGGCGCCGAACTGCGCTTCCTCAGCACCAACAGCAGCACCGCCCAGGGTTACCACGGGCATGTTTATGTCGACGAATATTTCTGGATCCGCGACTTCGAGAAACTGAGCACCGTGGCCAGCGCCATGGGCACCCACAAGAAGTGGCGCAAGACCTATTTCTCCACGCCCAGCGCCGTGTCACATCAGGCCTATCCATTCTGGTCAGGCGATGAATTCCGCAACAGCAAACGCGGGAAAAAGGCCGGCACTTGGCCGAGTGAAGCGGCATATACCCAGGGCGCGCTGTGCCCGGATGGCCAATGGCGCAAGACCATCACCATCCAGGATGCGATCGACGGGGGCTGCGATCTATTCGACCTCGAGCAGCTGCAGTTGGAGTACGACGAAGACAAATTTCTGCAGCTGTTCTACTGCAAGTTCATCGACAGCACGCAAAGCGCATTCAGTCTCAAGGACCTGGAGCGCTGCTACTCCGACCTGTCGCTGTGGGAGGACTACAAGCCAGACGATCGACCATTTGGAAACAGTCCGGTCTGGTTGGGGTACGACCCGAGCCGCACCCGCGACGACGCCACCTGTGTGGTCATCGCGCCGCCGCTCGAACCCGGGGCGAAATTCCGCATCCTGGAGAAGCACAGCTGGCGGGGGCATTCGTTCACCTACCAGGCCGCCCAGGTCAAGAAGCTCACCGAGCGTTTCAACGTCCAGCACATCGGCATCGATGTCACCGGCGTGGGTTACGGCGTGTTCGACCTGGTGCGCGACTTCTACGCGAAAGCCACGCCGATCCACTACAGCCTGGAAGCCAAAAACGCCCTGGTGCTCAAGGCCCAGGACACGATCTCGGGCAGCCGCATCGAGTGGGATGCGGGCTGGACCGATATCGCCCAGGCGTTCCTGACCATCAAGCGCGGCACCACCAACAGCGGCCAGGTCACCTACAGCGCTTCGCGCACCGATGCCACCGGCCACGCCGACATTGCCTGGGCGGTCATGCACGCCCTGGCCAACGAACCCTTGAACACCAACAAGCGGCGACGCAGCCGCTACGTCACGAGTGGAAACAATGCCCAAGCCTCGACACAAAAAACGCCAGGTCAACCAGCAGGTGCAACAGCAACAGTCCATGCGGGCATTCACCTTCGGAGAACCCGAGCAGGTGTTGTCGGGCAATATCGGCGAGTACGTGGGGGTGTTTCCCAGCGACGACGGCGAGATCTACAAGCCGCCGGTATCACGCACCGGCCTGGCCAAGCTGCTGCGCGCCAATGCGCACCATGGCGCCATTCCAAAGTTCAAGCGCAACCTGTTGCTGCGTGAGTTCATTCCCTCGGCGGGCTGTAGTGCCCGGACCATGGGCTGCGCGGGATTGGACTACATGGTGTTCGGCGATGCGTTCTTCTATCGCGACACCAACGCCTTCGGCCAGGTGCTGGAGCTGCAGCACCTGCCGGCGATCAACATGCGGGTGAAAGTGGACGGCGGTTTCCGGATGCTGCTGCCGGACAACAAATTCATGGACTTCGACCAGGACGAGATCGAGCACGTCATGGACTACGACGTCGAGCAGACCATTTACGGCATCCCGGATTACCTGGGCGGCCTGCAGGCGCTGCTGCTCAACGAAGCCGCGACCCTGTTCCGCCGGCGCTACTACAGCAACGGCGCGCACGCCGGTTACATCTTCTACACCAACGACCCGGACCTGACCGAGGAGGACGAAGAAAACCTGCGCGCCCAGATCAGTGCCAGCAAGGGTGTGGGCAACTTTCGCTCGATGTTCGTCAACATTCCCAACGGCAAAGAGAACGCCATTCAGATCATCCCGGTGGGGGATTTTCAGGCCAAGGACGAGCTGGAAAAGGTCAAGAACATCACCCGCAACGACGTGATTGCCGCCTGGCGCATGAACCCCGCGCTGGCCGGCATCATCCCGGAAAACAGCGCCGGCTTTGGTGATATCGAGAAGATCGATCGGGTCTACACCAGCAACGAGATCCGGCCGATCTGTCAGCTGTTCAACCAGGTCAACGACACGTTGCGCCAAGACAGGAATATTAGCTGGGTAGAGTCGGTTGATGCAGTTGATTCCACTGTATCCAGTGCGTAGCTAAGAGATTGCCACTATATATTGTGGCAAACTGGTGGCGATTGGCTGCCCTGGGGAGGGACACAATGCGAGTTGAATGCAAATGCGGACACAGAGGACGGATCGCTTCGCGAGAGAAGCTATCGACGGAGTTTGCGAAGCTGTACTGCCAGTGCCTGGATGCAAAGTGCGGGCACACGTGGGTCGCAAATCTGACGTTCTCGCACACGTTGAGCCCATCGGCTCAGTCTTTCGAAAGGATGTTGTTCGACCATTTGCGGGATATGCCCAGGGCGAAACAGCGGGAGCTGTTCGAGCAGTTGGGATCACAGGCAGTGGCGTGATGTTCGGACCGCCGACTCATAGGTGTCGGCGATCGACTACATGGCTCGATTATCAGTCGCTGGCAGCGCCTTCAGGATGGGTCGCTAGGACCTCGGACATCCTGCGGAGATGAATCTGTTCCTGTTCACTCAGTAGACGGTACAACCGAATGAGCTGACGTTCGATTTTTGTAAGGCTAAGCCATTCGAACTCGGTGGTTCCGACACTGCCGAGTTCGTTTTTCGTGCGATCCAACATGCTTACTACTCCATAAAGTGCATTGCTGAATCGACGTTATCGGGGCGCGAATTGGCTTTAGAACGAGGGGGCGACGAATGTCGTACATGCTTTGTTACAAGTTAATTCCGCTGGCGAGCAGCATCGTCAGCCATTGCTTTCAGAAAACGACGGATCGCTTCTTGATCGCCTGGCGCGATGCTTCGGTACTGCTTTACGAGAGTGTCCTCTATGCCGCTGAGAGTGTGCTCAGACAGCGTAGTGCGCACTCCAGTCAGAATATAGGGAACGTCGAAACCGAACTGAATCGCGACTTTGCTCAAATAAGACGCCGTCGCGTCGCTAGACCCGGACTCGTAATTAGCTTGAGTTCGCTTGGCTATTCCCAATGCGTCTGCCAGCTCGTTCTGAGTCTTCGCGCATCGCTTCCGTTCTTCCTGCAGCCGGGAGCCTATCTCTTCGGAAAGGTGCAAAATTATTCATCTCTGATATTTACAAATGCATCGAAGTGCATCATTGTGCATTCCACACCACATGAAACTGCACGGAATTGCACTATGCCCAACACTTGCATCACTGAGCAAGCTCGCAAACAAGCGCGTGAGGCCTTAGAGAAGCGCGGTCAATCCGCGAAGGACTTTGCTGAATTGCATGACCTGAACCCCAGCACCGTGTACGCGGTGCTGAGTGGCCAGAGTCGTTGTCGCCGTGGGGAGGCACATCGCGCCGCCGTGTTACTCGGAATCAAAGACGGCGTGATTGAACAGTAATGGCACCGGGCCACAGGAAAAAGCAGAACATGAAAAGCACAGTTCTAAAAACTCGGCGTCAGGTAGTCAGCGCAATTATTTGCGCCTATCCCGGCGGACGCGAATGCGCCGCCGCTCGCATCGGCCTATCGCTTAAAAAGTTCGACAATCACGCTTATGAAAACAACAACTGCCGCCCACTGACCGATGCACAGATCCACCAGCTCGAGCTGGAGACCGGGACGACCTTCCTATCCGAGTACATCGCAGCAATGTACGGCGGGATGTTCGTTCCAGTGGTTGAGCCTGAAGCTTTGGACAACGTCGAAATGTACACCCGTTGCGTGCAAGCCTCAGCCAAGAAGGGCACCGTCGACCACCTCATTGAGGAGGCACTTAAGGACGGGATCATCAGCGAGGCCGAGGCAGAAGCGATCCTGCATGCGGACTCGCTGCACCTCGCAGCAAGACACGCCGAAGTTCTGGCTGTCATCCAACTGCACGCCTCGAAATCGGGGAAAGCCAAATGACCGCCATGCCCGAAGTGAATGAATACCAGCACATGCTGCAGCGCTCCGCACTGTTGTTCCTGGAGCGTCACCAGTCCGAACATCTGAGCGACGATCAGCAATTGTTCAGCCGTGCCGTTCAACACCTGGTTGCGGATTACGACGTGCAAATGCAGATCGCTGAAAGGGTCGTTCACTTGGCCAACAGCAGCATGGTCGCGGTTCGAGATCGGCAGCGCCTGAACATCCAGAGCAGCACGTCGACGCACACCGTAATTGTCGACCCAGTCACCGGCAGCCAATGGGCCGTGCCTGTGAGCCTGATCTACGAGCGAATCATCAACGCGCCAGACATTGGCCGTTTCCGCTTAGCCAACTCGTAACACCAACCCCAAACGAACGCCTGCCCCACGCCCTGTGGGTTTGGGTGAGCTGCGCCTGAAATCGAGGTTTCAAGATGGGAAACGCCGTGATTCTGACCACCCAATTGCCAGCTGCAGAAGCCGAAGCGCTTCTGGCTGTGATGCGTGAGCAGTACCGCTTGAGCCTCAACGACTACTGGTACGCCGATGAATACCGCTATGTCCCACAAGAAAAACGGCACAGCTCGATTCTGGAAAGAACCCCGGTGATGGCTGCGCAAAAACGCCTGATGGCAGCCCTCTCCCTCAGCCTCAAAGCAGTGAAGTAATCATGAAAGAAGATCTTCGCCACGACGTGTTGCAACGCCTCCAATTCGACTTCGGACTCAAGCACCGCACCGGCACCGACTACATGCGCGGCGGCACCTGCCCCAAGTGCAAGAAAAAGGAGCTGTATTCCCGGTTCGATACGCCGTGGATGGTGATCTGTGGTCGCCCGGAAAAGTGCGGCCATACCCTGCACGTTAAAGAGCTGTACGACGATCTGTTTGAGGACTGGAGCAAGCGTGCGCCGGCGACCGATCAGCACCCCAACGCTACCGCCCGGGCTTATTTGGAGTACGCCCGAGGCTTTCGGTTTGAGCTGATTCAGGGCTGGTTCACGCAGGAAAGCTTCTATTCCCCTGAACACAACGCCGGCAGCGCCACGGTGCGTTTCGCTCTGGAAAAAGGCGGCTGGTGGGAACGCCTGATCGATCAGCCGCACCGCTTTGGCAAGATGAAGGCGCGCTTCAAATCCAAGGACAGCTATCGCGGCGTCTGGTGGTGCCCGCCCTGCGTCGACCTGCTCGAGGTCAAGGAAATCTGGATCGTCGAAGGCATCTTTGATGCCATCGCACTGGTGCACAACGACATCGCGGCGGTATCGGCCATGTCGTCCAATGCGTTCCCGGTGGACTCCCTCAAGGCGCTGATCAAAACCCGTGAAGGCGGCAAGCTGCCCAAGCTGGTTTGGGCGCTGGATAACGAGCCGAGTGCCAACGCTTACACCCGGCGCTGGGTCCGTGAAGCCCGCGCCCTAGGCTTTGTCTGCGAATCCGCGCAGATCTCCCAGCGCGACGGGCGCAAGGCTGACTGGAACGATCTGCATCAGCGCTGGAGCTTCATCCAGGACGATGCCAAGCGTGCCGAACAGATCGCCACCGACCTCAAGCAGGCGCGGCATCTGGGCGCCCTGCTGCTGGCAGACAGTGCGGCTGAAAAAGCCTTGCTTATGTACGACTGGAACAAACGCGGTGAATTTCACCTAGGCTTCGGCAGCCGCCTGTACTGGTTCAAGTTGGACATGGAGAAATTCAACCGGGCCATGTCCGACATCGAGGACAGCGACAACCACGACGACCAGTTGCTCAACCAGGCGCAGCAGCGCGAAAAGGCGCTGCAGCAATCCGGTAGTGTCGTGGAGATTGCCAACTGTTACCCACAAGCCCTGTACTTCCAGCGCAACGAGGTGACCGACGAGTCTTGGTATTACCTGCGCGTGGACTTCCCGCACGATTCGGAAAGCGTCAAAAACACCTTCACCA